TATCTTTTCAGGTAGTCCATATCTAAATCTAACAAAATCGCCATCGACCCATTGAGACTCGGCTCCGGATTCTGTTGTCATCTTATTAAAACCAGGCTTGAAATTTAATTTTTGTAGCATATAACAGACTATATAATAAAAATTTAGAGAATGAAAGACCGTAAATGACCAAAGTAAAAGTAAGTAATATTTTTCCTAATTTAATAGCTACAAAAACCTTGAATTTGAAAGACTTTAAAATTGAAGGTAGTAATTTTAAAAAAACTTTTGAATCGCAAATAAAAACAACATTAAAGGGTAAAACACAATTCAATAAAAAATTTATTGATTGTTTGAATATATCTCTTACAGAGATGTTAAATGTGCTATTAAAACCTTATTGTAAAAACTATACCTTTAATGTAACACACATATGGATTAACAAATATGGTAAAAAAGATTATCAAGGGTCTCATGTTCATCCAAGTGATTTTTCGTTTATCTTATATTATAAAACAGATAAATCTCATACTATTTTCAATTCACCTTCTAAAAATTTATTAGAATGTCTGAATAGTACAATTTTTGATAAACACTATGAGCCTAATCTAAAACAAGGCGATATACTTGTTTTTCCCTCTTATCTAGAACATTGGGTTGAACCTAATTCTAATAATTTAACAGTTTCAGGAAATATAAAAATATTAAAGTTAACGAATGATTGAATTTATAGATAAAAATAATCCTTTAAATGAAAATAAGTGTAGCTTAAATGTAAGCTATATTAGAAATATAAATATTATAATGGGAAACTTTCCTTATCCAGAAATATTACATAAATTTATTTTAGATATAGAAAATAATTTAAGTTCAGAAATGAAAAATTTTACAAATGTAAAAGGAAATATGACCGATTGGAGCTACTTCTTAGATAAAAAAGAATTTATAGATTTTTTATCTTTTGTTATAAATAAACATCAAAACACTCACCCTGAAATATTTAAACATTTTTTTGAAAAATATATACCCTATAACTCTTGGGGTAATAGACTTAAAAAGGGAGAAAGTGTTGCTTATCATGATCATACATGTTTACATGGAATATTATATTTAACAAAAGGAAGTGATTTAATATTAGCTGAATTAAATTTAAAAATAACCCCTGAACCAGGAGATTATTATATTTTTCCACCTATGATATTGCATGGAGTTGAACCTTCAAAAAAAGAACAAAATAGATATAGCTTAATATTTAATCTTAGAGAAAATAATAATGGATTTAACTATGAAAAAAAATTACGAGAGATATGAAAAAATTATTAATAATGAAAAAAAATTATAATAAATATGGATCACTTAGAAGCAGTTGTAGAAATTAAAAATAATCTAAATCCTTTTTTCATAGAAAAAATTGTACCTTTAATTAAACATAAAGCTAAAAAAAATTTAACAGTTATGGAAGGTTTAAATAAACAAATTAGAAATGTAAAAGGTTATAGTTTAAATTTTAATACACCTACAGATTTATTTTATTGGAATTATATAAAAAATGAAATAGAAAGAATATATACTTTATATCAAGCAAAATTTCCTAAAATGCAAAGTAAAAAAATTAATCAAATAGATTTATTAAAATATAATCCAGGTGGAAAATATGAGATACATACAGATCACTATACAACCGCCCCTAGACATTTAAGTGTTATTATAAATTTAAATAATGAATATGAAGGCGGTGATTTAGTTTTTACTGATCAAAAGAATAAAGAAATAAAAAGATTTAAACTGGAAAAAGGATCTATAATATTTTTTCCAAGTAATTTTATGTATCCTCATGGTATTCGACCTATTACGAAAGGAACAAGGTATAGTATAGTAGCATGGTTGCAGTAGATCGAAAAATTATAAAAAACTTTTTTTCGAAAGAAGAATTAATAATACTTCAAAAGTATTGTTATAGTAAGTTAGACCTTAATAAAGATTATGTTTTTGATCACCAATCTTTTTCTCCAGCTTGGTATGTAGATCCATTAATGACTTCTTTTTTAGATGTAAAATTACTTAGTGTTGAAAAACAATCTAATTTAAAATTATTTCCTACATACGCTTACTGGAGATATTATGTTTTTGGCGCAACTTTAAAAAATCATATTGATAGACCAGCTTGTGAAATATCTGTTACTTCTTGTATAAAAAAATATGATAATTGGCCAATTATTATTGAAGGTAAATCTTTTGAATTAGAAGAAGGAGATGCAGTTTTATATAAAGGATTAGATGAAAAACATGGAAGACCTGGTGTATATAAAGGTAATGGTATGGCTCAAGTTTTTTTTCACTATGTAAATCAAAATGGTCCATATAAACATCATGCCTATGACATAATAAATAAGGAAAAAAGTGAATTTTAGAATATTTGAAATAATAGAAACAGAAAAATTTCAATATGTTAGAATACATAAAAATGGAAATACAAGTGTAATGAATTGTATTCAAGATAATTTTAAACCAGAAGAAATACATCATGTTAATCATCTTTCTTCAAAAACAAGATTTTGCGTTATAAGAGATCCATATGAAAGATTTTTATCGGGTTTAAAATATGATTTATATAATAATGAAATAAACATTAAAGATATAGATATAAAAAAATTATTTACAGGTAATGATAATCATCCTAGAAACAGTATAACAGGACATATTAAACATAGTATTTCACAAATTCCTTATTTATATAATGTTCAATGCAGTCACTATGTAGATATGTCTGATTTAAGTTTATTTTTAAAAATGCATTTTAAACAAGACAAACACGAAAATAAATTTATTGATAAAAATTCTGTTAACATTGATAAATATTTAGATAAAAATGAAATAATGAAATATTTACATATGGACTATTATATGTATAACTATATTAAAAATTCTCCATTTTTATGGGAATGGCAACACGGAAAGATATTTTAGATGAAGGAAAAAACAGTAAGTATAGAAAACTTTATAGGAGTGTATGATAATTATATCACTGAAGAAGAATGTAAAAAAGCTATTGATGTCTATGAGCAACAACATGGATTTAATAATACAATAAATAGAATTGCACAAGAATCAGCGTCTGTACTACAAAAACAAGATCAACAATTTTATGCTTATGGACATAATATAAATGTTTGGTGGGACAAACTAAGATCAATGATAGTAAATTATGAATTAGCTTGGAATCACTATATTAAAAATACAGGAGCTGACGATGCTTATGGAGAAAATCCTTTTCATTTTACATGCTTAAAAATTCAAAAAACTTTACCGACAGAAGGTTTTCATGTTTGGCATATAGAACATGCAAAAGGATATGAAAACGAACCTCGTGCTTTTGTATTTTCTATATATTTAAACGATATAGAAGATGGAGGTGAAACAGAGTTTTTAAATTTTTCAAAAAGAGTAAAGCCAAAAGCGGGTCGTATTGTTATTTGGCCTGCAGGTTTTCCTTACGTTCACAGAGGTAATCCACCATTATCTGGTGAAAAATATATTTTAACTTCTTGGATGATGGTAAGGTGATAAAAATTATTGATAATTTTTTCGATAATAATATCTTTAAAAACATACAAAATCACATAAGCACTAATATATTTTTTACTCCTAGATTTTTTGAAGGTAAAGAACATACTACAGAAAATTATTTTGGAAGTAGGTTTTTATTATCAAATGATAAAGTCTTACTAGAAACTTTTATTAAACAAGCTGAGAATAAATTTAAGATAAAAATAAATAAACTTAGTTCTGATTGTGGTATTGATTTAAGAAATACAGACCAATTTAGACCTCATAGAGATAATGCTAAGATTAATATTTTAATTATGTTAAAAGGTCCACGAGCAGTTACAAATGGTACTGTATTTTATACAGATGGTGAATTAGATATGCATATAGGATTTATGGAAAATAGAGCTATAATGTTTCCTTCTAACAAATTTCATTCAGCTAATATTACTGAAGTTCCTGATTTAAAAAGATATACTTCGACTTTATTTGTTCAAGATTATAAAGAAGAATAAGAAGTAGGTCTTGCACCTTTTCTAGCTATTTGATCAGCTTCACTTTCAGTGCTAGTTACATTACCGTCATCATCAAAAGTTTGAATAACATCATTATCCCAATCAGATTGTAATTGAGCCAAATGAAATTGATCCCATTTATTACTAAATTGACTTATATCTCCTAAGTCTGCATCTGCATAACTACAATGAGGAGTTTCATCTCTGTGTTCTACTTCATCAGAAGTATTAGAAGTACCATATTGAATAGCCCAAATATTTGAAAATTTAGAATCATTCCAAAAAGCATCATCATCAATTTTGTAGCCGATGCCTTCATTAGCGCCTTCTGCATAATTTTTAATTACTATTTTGTCTTCAAATACTATTGTCCAATTTCCTTTACTTGCCATTATTTCTCCTAAGTTTTTATAATATAAATTACTGTTAGATATGGTTGAACAACTGAAGTTGCATTACCACTAAAGTTTGCACTCATATTGTGAGAGTGACCACCACCTGAACCTGAACTGTTTGTATTACCAGGTGCAGCAGTTGGGTTATATAAATTGTTTGGGGCTCTTCCTTCTTGCATGGGAGCACCACCTCTACCATGAGAGTGAGAAGCAAGTTGAGGTGTTGATAAAGTTGCGTTTGCAGTTGAACCACCAACATTACCAGATGAAGAAACAGTATTTGCTCCACCAGTTGATGCTAGAGCTTTATTGTTAGATTTTCCAACTGCTACGTTATCTTGTAAGTCTGGTACAAGAAAAGTAGTTGAACCATCACCTGCTCCATAAGTTGTACCTACGATTGCAAATAAGTCTGCGTATGTAGTTCTTGAA